CGATTTATGATTCTTGTTTGGTCGTTAGCAATGATGACTCTTGGATACATGGATAAGATTCGTAATGACGGAGCGTTTTTAGCTGGCTTGACGAGTGGGGTACTAGGTTCTTATGGTATCTCTGTTAACAAAAAGAAGCCCAACAACGCTGCTAAAATAGTAGATAACAAAGACACAAAGGTAGGTATTCAATGAAAAAATTATTACTATTAAGTTTATTTATAGCTGCACCTTGTTACGCAAATGGAGTACCTTCTTGGACTACTGGTTCTAGCAACCGCACAGAGAATACTACTCAGACAATAACCCGCTCAGTAGTGACTGAGAAATATGGAGCAGCAATTAATACTTGGGAAGCATCTAACATAGAAGTTACAAGTGCTTCTAGTGGTGGCATAGCTCATGCAGATGCAGTTTTTACACCAAAGACTGC